CCGAATGGAGTCGCCGGTTCTGTCAAAGCCTTTAAGGATAACCTTGAGTGGCTGGAGAAGTTTGAAACAGTTGTCATTGTCTTTGATAACGACGATGTAGGCCAAGAAGCTGCTGAAAAGTGCGCCCAAGTCTTATCTGTCGGCAAGGCCAAGATCGCCAAGCTCCCCCTCAAGGATGCCAACGAGATGCTCCTCGCGAAACGTCACGGGGAACTGCTCAACCACATTTGGAACGCCAAGCCGTGGCGACCTGATGGGATTGTCGCCGGGACAGACCTGTGGGAGACCCTCACCAAGGTGGAGAAGTCCACCACCTACATGTATCCTTGGGGGAGCCTCAATGACATGACTATGGGGCTAAGGGCCGGGGAGATTACAACCATCTGCTCTGGCTCTGGCATCGGTAAGTCAAGCGTATGTAAAGAGGTTGCCCATCATCTCATCCTGAAGGGTGAATCTGTGGGCTACATAGCCCTAGAAGAGTCAACCAAAAGGACTGCGCTCGGTATCATGGGGATTCACTTGAACAAGCCCATCTACCTCAACCCAGAGGAGGTGGAGGAGGCTGACCTTAAGGAAGCCTTTGACGCTACTGTCGGTTCAGGCCGCTACTTCACCTATGATCATTGGGGATCACTAGGAGAGGAGAATCTATTACAAAAAATTAGATATCTTATAACGGCACTTGACTGTAAAATTATTTTCCTCGACCACTTGTCCATCGTTGTGTCAGGCATGGAGGGTGGGGATGAACGCCGCATGATTGACAACACTATGACCAAGCTTCGCTCCCTAGTTGAAGAGCTGCGCTGTTCGTTGGTCATCGTGAGTCATCTCAAGAGACCTGAAGGGCGGGGCCATGAAGAGGGTGCAAGGACTACCTTGGCCCAGCTTCGGGGAAGCGCGGGGATTGCACAGCTATCTGACATGGTGATTGGATTGGAGCGTGATCAGCAGGACGCAGCACTCTCCAAGTTCACAACCATTCGGGTGCTAAAGAATCGCTGGTGTGGTTTGAATGGAGTGGCCACTACCCTTGAGTTTAGTGAAGAGACGGGCCGCTTAGTCGAGGCAATAAATTTCGATGAGAATAATGAAGAGAACGATATTTGATATTGAAACAGACGGCCTCCTCGATGCCCTCACCACAGTTTGGTGTATTGTGTGTCGAGACATTGACTCTGGTAAGGTCTCAACGTTTGGGCCAAGGGATATAGCTGCCGGTGTTCGTTTCCTATTGGGACATGATGAGATCATAGGTCACAACATCATTGACTTTGATATCCCTGCACTTGAACAGCTAGACTACATCGACCACCACCAGAAACTACCCAAGGTAACTGACACCTTAGTGATGTCGCGTGTTATTCACACTAACGTGAGTGACAATGACCGCATCCAAAACACGAAGATGGCCTACATTCCTGTTCGATTGGTTGGGTCTCACTCACTCAAGGCGTGGGGGTATCGCGTGGGTACACACAAGGGAGCGTACCTAGAGGAGCATGGCTATGATCACTTCAGCGAGCAGATGATGATGTACTGCGTGAAGGATACTGAAATTAACCTTGAGTTATTTCGCAGGCTTCGGAGGGAAGGGTGGGACATGTGCTGTCTTACCCTTGAACATGAGTTTGCAATGGTCATGCAGATGATGATGAGCCACGGGTTTAGCTTTGATGTTCCTGCTGCTACCAACCTCTACGTTAAGCTGAGTACGAGGAAGTTAGAACTAAACGAGAAGCTTCAAGAGATGTTCCCCCCTGATGAGTTTCAGATGAAGTCCACCTTCTGGCGAGCCGGGGATGAACTTTTTGATACCAAGAAAGAAGCTGTCGCTGCTGGTCACAAGGCCAAGGACGTAACCAAAGGGCCAAACAAGACCAAGCTTATTGATTTCAACCCCTCCTCCCGCGACCACATTGCAGATAGGTTGCAGCGATTGGGGTGGAAGCCGACCACCTTCACCGAAGAAGGCAAACCCAAGGTAGACGAGGCGGTGATGTCAAAGATTACACTCGATCACGAGTCGGTTAGGATGTTGATGGAATATCTCATGTTGGTTAAGCGCATGGGTCAAGTGGCCGAGGGAAAACAGGCGTGGCTCACCGCAGAGGTGGGAGGGAGGATGTATGGCAGGATCAATACCAACGGAGCCATCACAGGCCGCTGCACCCACTCTCGTCCCAACATGGCACAGGTTCCAAGTGTTGGCTCCCCCTATGGGAAGGAGTGCCGCTCCCTATTCAAGGCAACGGACGGGGCTGTTCTTATAGGTTGCGATGCCTCTGGCCTAGAGCTACGTTGCTTGGCCCATTACCTCTATCCGTATGATGGAGGAGATTATGCTAATAAGATACTGCAAGGCGATATACACACGGTTAACCAGAATGCAGCGGGGCTACCGACACGCGATGCGGCGAAGACGTTTATTTACGCCTTCCTCTATGGAGCGGGTGACGAGAAGATTGGAAAGGTCATTGGACGCGGGAGAAGTGCTGGACGAGCAATCAAGGCTACCTTTCTCGAAAGACTCCCGGCCCTAGCTCAACTAAAAGCTTGCATAGTAAACTCTTTAAGTTCAAGAGATTGGCTTAAGGGATTAGACGGGCGTAAGCTTTTTATAAGAAGCGCACATGCAGCTCTGAACACGCTGCTGCAGGGTGCGGGGGCTGTTATAATGAAGCAGGCGACCGTTCACCTTTATGAAACATTAACTAAAGCGGGACTTCAACACGGGGAAGACTATGGTTTTGTAGCTCATGTACATGATGAGTTTCAAGTAGAAACCAAGCCCCAGTATGTTGACCTGATCTTAAAGGAATCAGTCAATGCAATCAGGCAAGCAGGAACCACGCTCGGATTTAAGTGTCCCCTTGACGGTGAGGCTAGGGCTGGCTCCAATTGGGCAGAAACACACTAGGCATGAGGTAGCAGGCATCGCTGTAGAGTTAATGATGAAATCAATTTTAATAAAGCAGGGGTTCAGCGTATCAGACCCCATTCTGTCCACCAGTTACGATTTTATTACCGAGTATGATGGGGTGGTGAACACGGTACAGGTACGTTCTTCAACCCACATCTCCCCGAATGGATACCACAGGATTTTGGCGGGAGACAAGGTGGGAGGGTACTCTGTCCTGCTGGCTCATCTTGTCCCTTCAGGAATAACCTATGTCATCCCTTGGAATGAGCTTAGTTGCAAGTGGTTGTGCCTTCACACGGATAGGCCAAACAAGTATGAAAAGTACAAGGAAGCATGGAACTTACTTAAGGAGGCCCACTAAGATAACCGTATTAAACCAAGAGTTTAAGGTGGAGTGGCTTTCTACAGGTGATGTTCATGGAAGTGTTGATCTCAACAACTGCATCATTCAGATGGTGGGGGGTTACCCCAAGGGGACAACAGCAGACACCTTTTTGCACGAGGTAATCCATGCGGTGAACCATGTGATGGGTATCTCCGACACAACAAATGAAGAGGAGAGTACCACACGCCTATCCACGGGCTTGTGTACCGTGTGGAAACACAACCCCAAGGTCTTTGAATGGCTACATAAACAACTAACACCATGAGCAAACCGCCCACCCTACTAATTGATGGCGACATCTTCGCCTACAAACACGCCGCCGGGGCTGAAGTCCCTACTGATTGGGGCAACGACATCTGGACACTACACACCGACACTTCAGTAGCTATTAAGGTTATGGATACAGCCATTAAGGCGTGTGTCCTTGCGTTAGACGCTGCGAAGGTGCGTGTCGCCTTGTCGCACAAGGAATGTTTTCGACGGGACATTGACCCCTCCTATAAAGCATCCCGAAAGAAAGCAAGGAAACCTATAGGACTCCCTGTATTGCGCGAACACCTGATGGTGGAGTGGAGGGCATTAGTTATCCCTAACCTAGAGGCTGATGACATCTTAGGTGTCTGGGCAACTGACCCGATGTATGAAGTAGGTAGTCGCAAGATCATTGTCAGTACCGACAAGGACATGCAGACTATACCCTGCTTCCTCTGGAACCCTGACCACCCAGAGCGAGGCGTCCGTAAGATTACCAAGAAGTTTGCTGATGACTACCACCTCTTCCAAACCTTATGCGGCGACCCTACTGATGGGTACGCAGGGTGTCCCGGTGTTGGCCCTGCTACTGCCCGAAAGATTTTAGACGCAGGCACGACAACAACTCCGTGGGAAAAAGTAGTCAATAGTTTTGGTAAGAAAAATTTTGACGAGAAAGCCGCCTTAGTTCAGGCCCGTCTTGCGCGGATACTAAGAGTTGAGAATTATAACATGAGGAAAGAGGAAATCAAGTATTGGAGACCATGAATGTAATAGCACTAGCAGGAAAGAAACAGAGTGGAAAGGACACGGTATTCGTAACGGCTCGTGAGTTGTGCGAAGACCAGCGAGTGGGCCGTGTTGCTTTCGGTGACTTAGTTAAGCACGAAGTCTCAGAGATCACGGGGTTTCGGGTTGACCACATTGAAGAACACAAAGAAGACTTCAGAGCATTGCTCCAAGTATGGGGGAGTGACTTCCGAAGGAAGCTTTGCGGTGATACATACTGGCTCAAGAAGATGGAGATCATCATTGAGGCCAGCCGAGAACACTATGACGTTCTCTTTGTTACAGATGTCAGGTTTCCTAACGAGGCTGACCTCATCAAAGAGCTTGGTGGAAAACTAATCAGAGTGACGCGGAGGGTGGAAGTCTATGACACCTACCCATTCCAGCAAACTGGTATAGATGACCACGCTTCTGAGACTGCCTTGGATTCTTATCCTGATTACGATTATGTCTTGGACAATGATAAGTCCCGTGATATATTAAAGGATGCCGTCAGTAAAATGCTGCACACTTTAGGCTTGCATGATAAATCCGCTTGACTTACCCCTTAATTTTGCTAACGAGAAGAACGAGAAGTTGCCTCCCGTCGATGAGGGGCTTATCGTCTGGCTCAAGCGGGTCTTCCCTGATCGGATGCCTGCAGATGTAGACATGATGGACATAAGGTACAAGCAGGGCCAAGTGGCTGTGGTTAAAACACTTACAAGTATTTACGAGGAACAACGCAATGTGCATGAGTAGCCCCAGAGTAGCGAAGCCATTAGTGCAGCAGCTCCCTGCATTGCAACAAGCCAAGCAAGCTAAAGTTACCCTCAAGCCCTCCACTCAGGTGCGGGACGCACGGGGTACGAAGAAGAGGCGGCGAGGAACGTCAGCTAGGTCTTTAACGATTGCTCGACCACAAGGGGTTAACCCCGGCACGGGAGGCGTTGGAGCCTATGCCCCCACTCAGATACCGTAATGCACAGGTCTCACCTGAAAGGATATTACGATGCTTGCTCGCAAGAGCGGGACTCTTTTCTACAGAGGGGGCGAGCGTGTGCGGAGTTAACCATCCCGTATCTTGTTCCTCCTAATGCTCCCGGCCCTAACACAAACTACCCTACTCCCTTCCAAGGCGTTGGGGCCAGAGGGGTAAACAACCTAGCCTCCAAGCTTCTCCTAGCTTTACTCCCTCCTAACTCCCCCTTCTTTCGGCTGGTCATCGACAAGTATGAGTATGATAAGGCTTCAGAAGGACAGGCAGACCCAGAGCTTAAGACTGAACTAGAGAAGGCTTTGGCTGAAATAGAGAGAGCCGTCCAAGCAGAGGTGGAGACAAGTGCAGTCCGAGTGGGAGTCTTTGAGGCTCTAAAGCAACTCATCGTTGCTGGCAATGTCCTGCTGTATGTCCCTGACAAGGGGGGTGTGCGGGTGTTCAATTTAGACAGGTATGTGTGCAAGCGCGACCCAATGGGTAACGTTCAGTCCATAATCATTAAGGAATCCCTAGACCCTGACGTACTACCAGAGGTAATCAAGGTTCAGGTGGAAGCTGCAGACCAGCAGCCTGAGACTGCTTACGGACAGAAATCGGTTGATGTTTACACGGGAATTTACAGGGAGGGGAAGAAGTGGATAGCTAGGCAGGAGGTTGCTGACATAGAAATCGAATCTGCCTTTGGAGAGTATGAGATAGATAAGAACCCTTGGATTCCCTTGAGATATACCCGTATTGAGAACGATAACTATGGCAGAAGCTTTGTTGAGGAATACCTCGGAGACCTACAGTCACTTGAAGGTTTGACTCAAGCTATCGTTGAGGGGGCCGCTGCTGCAGCTAAGGTATTATTTCTAGTAAGTCCCAATGGAACCACACGCCCACGCACTCTGGCTACTGCTCCTAATGGGGCTATTGTTCAAGGCAATGCGGATGATGTCACGGTCTTGCAGATGCAGAAACACGCTGACTTCAGGGTGGCGCAAGAAATCATCAACCAAATTAAAGAACGATTAGGCTTTGCCTTCCTAATGAATACCGCCATTCAGAGGAATGGTGAGAGAGTCACAGCCGAAGAGATTCGGTTTATGGCTCAGGAATTAGAGGATGTTCTCGGTGGAGTGTATAGTATCCTGTCACAGGAGTTCCAAATGCCCTTAGTTAATAGGCTGATGGACAGAATGGAGAAGGGTGGCCGACTCCCTGCCTTGCCTAAAAAGATTGTTAAACCTACCATTGTTACAGGGTTGGAGGCACTCGGCAGGGGACACGATCTTAATAAATTAGATATGTTTATCCAAGGGGCAGCACAGTTGTTGGGGGATTCCTTTAAGCAGTACGTTAATATGGGTGATTATCTTAAGAGACGAGCAACCTCGTTGGGTATTGATACCGAAGGACTGATCAAGGATGAAGAGGCTATCGCAGAAGAGCAGCGAATGGCTCAGGCCCAGCAGATGGCCCAGCAAGTAGCTCCTAATGTCGCCAAGGCCGCAGGCGAGATGGCGAAGGAAGACCCAGAGAAACTTCAGTCAATGGCTCAGGCCGTTGGCCAGCAAATGCAGGCACGACAACAGCAATAATAACAAATGGAAAGAGTAACAATCGGAGAAGCAGACACGCCTCCTGATGACCCGCAAGCAGAACCTCAAGCAGAAGTTCAAGCAGAGGAGCCACAGCAGGAGCAACAAGAAGCAAGTGACCGACCAGATTGGTTACCCAATAAGTTTGGTGATGCTGAAGAGCTTGCCAAAGCTTATGGTCAACTGGAAAAGAAACTTTCTTCTAGACAGGCCGAGGAACAAGGACTCGTTACCCCGACAGACCTTGAAAAGTATGAGGATGAGTACCTCAATAACAACGGGGTTATCGGAGACGATTCCTACAAAGAACTAGCTAAGAAGGGTATCTCAAGGGAACTTGTGGACTCCTTCATAGAGGGGAGGGAGAAGGTTAGCCAAGATCAAGCTTCTGCCTTGTTCGATCTCGCAGGAGGTGAGGAGACCTACGCAAGAATGATTGCATGGGCTGGTGATTCCTTGGGTGAACAGGAGATGGCAGCCTTTAACACCGCTGTGTCAGGCCGAGATATAGGGATGGCCAAGTTGGCAATTCAGGGACTCTCCTCCCAGTTTAGCAAGGTTGATGCGGGTGCTGCCCCCTCTTTACTGCAGGGTGGCAAGGCTCCAGCAGCCGTAGGCTATGGTTCTACTTATGAAATGCAGGAGGACATGAAGAATCCTCTGTATAAGGCTGGAGACAAGGCGTTCCACGCAATGGTGGATAAGCGTCTTGCGGTAACAAACTAATGAAAAAGATACTACTTATCGTTGGTGTAGCGTTGTTCGCAACGACTGCAAGAGCGGAGACCTTTGGAGCAAGCCTCAAGCCTGTCCCAAATGTCACCTTGTTTGGCCAGACCATCAAGTGGGGCATCCCCTCCTTATGTTTGGGCAAAGCAGCGGGGGTTCTCCCCGATGCACGAGTGTCTGCCGAAGGGATAAGCTTCAAGCTTCCTTGGCTGGCTGTAGACATCCCCCTCCCCTCCCTCATTCTTGGCTTCAAAACCAACAAGGTGGAGCTAAAGTTGGGAGAGGTTAACAGAAGTACCCAAGAATAATATGCCTGATACACAACTTACTGTGCCGGTGGTAAACGAAGCGGTTAAGAAACCGGGATATAAATCCACCGAGTTTTATATGAGTATGCTGGCTGTGATCGTTGGGGCCGTTGCTTCCTCTGGAATACTGGAGGGAAGTGACGGTTTGACCAAGGTTGTTGGCCTTGTTATGGCCGCTTTGGTAGCCCTCGGCTACACAGGCTCT